AAAAAGATTATTTCAAATGGGAGAAGTGAGGCAGAACGAGAAGAGGCTAAAATATCTTTACAAGATATACAAGGCCGCTACGAACGGGTCAATAAAGCCCGTGCAGAGAGGAAAGAACAGGAACGACGAGCCAGAGGATCATGGGGGGGCGGCCAATACGGTGCGTGATGCTTTAGAGCACAAACCGTTCTTGAGGGAGTTGGAAAAATTGATTCTTGGAATTTTTAATGAGGGGTAGATATGTCAGCAGCGAGATTTAAGAGGTGGTTGGAGAGCGACACGAATATTAAGAAAGCAGAGAATATAGAACCCTTGCAAGGGATGATTCTGGTGGAGATTTTCATGTGGCGTGAATCCGGTCTTATTATAGACGAAACAACAGAAGCTTTAGGTGGAAATGGAAAAGGGAAGGTTGGTTATATGCCAATAGCAAAAGTATTGAAGTTTGTTGGAGACAAGTTTAAAGCCGGAGACATTGTAAAGCTTTCGTATGAATCAACAAAAAGACCTGTAAGCAGAAAGCAAGAATATGATGCTATTGTAGCTCATAATAACATGTATCCTGATGATTATGTTGATCCAGGTGAATTGTACGAAGGGGGTATCGTGGAAACGCAAAAAAGGTATGGCTTTAGGTTTAATCCTTTTGACGATAGTGAATTAATAGATAACGCAAAGGTTGTTATACCTGTTCATTATTTGGAGGTCAAGCAAGATCCGGCATTGATGGTATGAGATTGAACGTTCCCATATTTATAGCTTCCTTTGTCATTACGATGACTATAAGTATAGCCACCAGCCTTAAGATAAAGGTAGATGGTAAGGGAAGGAAGCACCTTATGCTTTATGGGGTACGTGTCATAGATATAGTTAATCCGGTAAAGTGGTGGAGTTTTGCTAAAGGATTATTTATTAATTTGTTCCTTCGGCAGCATGTACTAACACAGTATGCCTTAAGAATGTATTTATGTGCAGAGTGTGTAGAGAAGGGTAAATGTGTTGACTGCGGGTGTGATGCCTATGCCAAGATGCTTGACCCGACATCTAAGTGCAGTGCTGACAAGTGGGGTCCAATTTACAATAAAAGTAAGTGGAAAGAGGTGCAAAGAGAGTACGGTATAAAATTAAATTTTTTATTTAAAAAGAAAGAAGATGGAGCAGAAAGTATTTAATGTCAATGATCTGAGGTCAAGGATAGAGACAAGCAAGTTCTATGGTGAATTGCAGTGGGGCGATAAGGTGAAACTCATGTTTGAGGTGAAAGACCCTCATAGCTATTGCGACATCCCTACCCATGAATTTAGTAAGGCCTTTTATGAGGTCGAAGGGAACTGCGTATGTACCAAAGATGAGGTATATATCAGAGACGGTTTTATAGAAGTTACTTTTGACGCAAGCAAAGTGCCCAAACCCACCGGAAGACAGCCCTATGAGACTTCATTGTCTATATTGTGGGATGATGGTCTGCCGGCAAAGAAAGTGAATGATATGGGTCAGATGGTGAACAACGATATGAAGGCGAAGACTTACCTGTATATTTATGGCAGCATACTGCCTAAACCTTAATGGACATCTATAGCGATTTTTGGAAAACCAATCCCGAATATACAGTAGTATATGACGATGAGTTTGTTTTTATGTCCGACTCAAGCAAGATCATGTGGTCTATATATATGTACTATGACCCAAGGTCGGTGCTTGCTATGGAGACCAACGAAGATATTAAGCTTGAGTACATAAGGAAAAAGTTTTATCCCGATTTTGATCCTAGTGATGCTTACACAGAGACACAGGCAGAGCTATATAAGAAATATATTCCTGAGCCAGAGACAGCCTATTTTGATTTGCTGAAGCAGACAATGGAGATGGTTGAGCTTTTCAGGGATATAAAACCTAGAGATGCAAAGACAGATGGTGCAAAGATTAAAGAGGCTACAGCTAAGGTTGATGGGCTTATGAAAGCAAGTAAGCTTTTAGATGTGTTGAAAGCAAAAAGAAAAGAGCTGCAGGAGAGCAGGTTAAGTGGTGATGGGAAGGGATTAGCAGGTTACACTCCGTCGAGGGCGGAATCCGGTCGCATGGGCAGTGCAAGTCGCTAACTTATTTCCATATCAAATAAAAAATAGAAACCTATTTTATGATCGAGATCATGAAAGTGTCTCTTTATTATATAGGGACGAATATTGGGATGATCGTTTAAGAAAGACGGTAGAGGGGTGGTGGATAAATGACGAAGGAACATGGATATGCATGTTGCCGGAACTTGACTGGATAACAAACATATTTGTTACTTCTATCACGACAGACAGAGGTAATAGGGTGACACGCCCCATAGACCTTACAGACAAAGAATTTATTTTTACCAATTACTACTCTTGCTGCTATGGGTTTAGTGGCTATGAGGATGATGAGTTTTTTACATGTCATAGGGTTGTAGATGACGCAGAAAAAGGGCGTGTAGATTATGCTTCACAGCAAATCCTTGACAACAACAAATGGATCTATGACAAGCATGGCAAACTGAAGAAGTATGTCAATGCATGGGAATATTTAAGAGATCATTATTTGGTGAAAGAGCCCCAGGGGAAATCTCTTGGACGGCCATTATATGATAATGACATGAAGGATGCCTTCATCATGGGGGCAAGAAACTCTTTTAAAACAACCTTCGCAGCCGCTAATGTTTCTCATAAGTTTTTTACGGGAGGCATTAGAAGAATTGCAGACATAGGTGAGTGGATGGGAGAGAATAGGTTCGGTATAGGGGCGTATGACTCCGACAAAGTAGATGCCGTAGGAAAAACACTGTCTGAGTTCTATAAAAACTTTCCGGGGAAGTATGATAAGGATGGGATAAAAATCCCTCCTCCATTATATAGAAGGCTTATTGGTTCCTGGAGCAGCCCTGACAGCATGAAGCACGAATATACGGACATGGAGACCAAGGAGCGTGTAGGTTCTGGCTCCACCATTGACTTCGGGTGCTATAAGAACAATAAAAAGCTTTTTGTCGGAGGTCGTAGGGCATTAATATTATATGATGAGATAGGGTTAGAGGAAGATCCTGCCACAATAATTAATGCAGAGATGGAAACGCTTAGAGATAAGCACAAGGACATGAAAATAGGAATTGGCGTAAGGCAGGGAACATCTGGGTTCGTAAAACATATTGCGGGGGTAAAAGAGATATGCTATAAGCCAAAAGTATATGACATCTACCCAATTCCTAATTATTGGGAGGCACCGGATAAAGATTTTATTCTTTTCATGCCTGATTACTATGTCAACAGCAAGTATAAAGACCCCCAGGGAAATACTAAGATTGAGGACGCTTACAACGCTTCTGTCCAGAAGGTAAAGGACATGATAGATAATGGGTCTAGCGGTAAGGACATCATGGAATATGAGCAAAACAATCCCAACTGGCCTTCACAGATGTTCACGGATATTACTAACACCATCCTTCCGGCAGACCTGGCAAAGATCAGGCTTGCAAGAATACAGCAGGACGGAGTATGGAGGGAGATAGGTGAGCTAATCAGGAGTGAGAATGGCAAAGTTTCTTTCGAGAAAAATCCAAGAAAGACTGTTATAGATAGGTATAATCCAAAGACTACAAGGCTTCCAAAAGATAATGGGTGGTCCATATATGAGCATCCTATCAGGGGCGCTCCCCAGGGGCTTTACAGGATCACGTATGATACTATATCTGCGGATGGTCTTGGAAAAACAGATGATGCCTCTCTTGTGTCTATTATCGTAAAAAAGGGGTATGACTTATCTAAGAAGGGGAAGCAAAATAATATCGTTGCCCGATGGACCGGCAGGCTTGACACCAAAGACAAGAATCACGATATGGCTATTATGGCAGCCGAATATTATGGTGCCTTAATATTACATGAGGAAGATACGGGAGATTTTGTTGCTTACTGCAGGAACAAAAAGAAAACGCAGTGGTTAGCGCCTACGCCTAACAGCACTTCTACTTTAAAAATTAGCGGCAACGCAATATATAATGCAGGCATAAAAGTAAATTCTCATCCTGACTTCAAAATGCATGGATTAGAGTTGTATAATGAATGGCTTACATTTCCTTTGAATGCATATGACGAGGAGATTGACAGGATGTTTATGAACATAGATGAGCTTGATGATGAGCTTATACTTGACGAAATAGCTAATTTTAATAGCACAGGCAACTTTGATAATACTTCAGCTATGCTTATACATATGATATGGGACCGTAGCATTGTAGAGCAGAAGTTTGAGATAAAAGAGGGGAAAAGTGATAGGCCAAATAAACAAAGAGAGCTGTATGAGTTTGCGAGGAAAAATTTAGGGTATAAAACAACGAGTTATGTTGGGTGAAAAATTTAACATAGATGGCATAGATCACTTTCTTTCATACGCCAAAAAGAAAGCAGAAGACTTTAAGTGGGCTAAAGAGGCCTATAAAGTATATTATAGAAGCATGAGTCCTTCCTTTGAGGAGTGGCAGCGTTCATATCTCAAACAGAACCTTGCTGCCGGAGAGATGCCCAACCTTAATGATATGGATCTCAAAAGGATGGGCATAAAGATGTATGGTCATGCAGCAAAGAGAGATTTTAACCTTGTCCCTCACTTTCCCCTTATAGATACGCTGTACGAGAAAATGAAGGGCATAAGGCAGAGAATGAACTTTGAGCCTATGGCTGTAGACATAAGTTTGTTTGCTAAGAACATAAAAAGTCAGGAGCAACTACAAAGGTTACAGGAATCTCTAAAGTATGACTATGATCTTTTTAAAGAAAAGATCACCCGGGAATACCTAATGAGGTATGGCGTTACTGATGTCTCTCAGTTCAGTCATGAGGAGCAGCAGGACATGCAGGAAGAGATTGGCAACAGGGTTAAG